TAAATTAGATCCTGAAAATCTGTATAAATGGCTGAAATAAAGGTCCGAGTAGGGCAACAAAATGCGGTAAAGGTCATATCTTCACTTGCTGGCGCTCAAGGATTGTCTTTATCAGAACTCAGTGATGTAAACGCCACAAATTTATTAGATGGTATGGTTCTTGTTTATAATGGATCTACTAAAAAGTGGGATGCAACGCTAACTTTAACACCTGGAGCAACCCAGAATTTGGACATCAACGGAGGTAACTTTTAATGGCAAGTATTATTAGGATCAAAAGATCCTCTGGTACTAGTAAACCATCAAGTCTAAATTGGGGTGAATTAGCTTACGTAACAGGTATCGGTAGTTACGGTGGTGTTAATCAATATAAAGATAGAATTTTTGTCGGAGATGATGGTAATAATGTAAATCCAGTTGGTGGATATTATTACGCCTCTATGATGGAGCACTCTCCAGGTGCTATTGATGGTGTATCAAATACTAGAAATAGTGATGGTGGTATTGTTGCTATTCTTGATAACAACAGAAAAGTAGATCAGTGGAATGTTGATAACCTTAGGTTAGATGCTAACACGCTATCATCAACTAACACTGATGGTAATATCATCATCGATCCAACTGGAATTGGTAGCGTAGTAATTCCAGACGATACTTATCTAACATTTGGTGATGATAAGAACGTAGGAATGCGCTACGATGAAGCGGCAGACAATCGTTTTGAGATTGAGGGTGCTGACTGGTTTTTTGATGGTGGCGTTCAGATTACAATTGGAGATACTACAGAATCAACATCTAAGGATAATGGCGCATTAGTTGTTGAAGGTGGTGTTGGTATTGAGAAGAATCTGAATGTTGGTGGAACGATTAGTGTTAGTGGAGCATCAATATTTGATTCTGTAAAGATTGAAAATAATGTTATTTCAACATTACCTAATTCTGGAGACACACTTTACATTGATCCATATCCAGATGGTTTAAGTAATGAAGGTACAGTTGTTATTAAAGGTAACCTGCACGTTGATGGAACTACCACATCCGTAAATTCCACAGTTTTATCAATTAATGATCCAATAATTGTTATTGGTGACGTAACAAGCGTAAGAAGTGTTATGTCTCCAGTTGCTTCTGGAGTATCAACAATTACCATTGATTCTGTTGTTGGAATTAACACTGGAGATATCATTCAAGGTAGTGCTTCATTACCAAATAGTGGTTTAACTACTATTACAGCATATAATAGTGCTACAAAAATTATTACAATCCAGGGAACTACAACTGCAGGTATTACCACAACTACACAGTTAACAATTACACACGCATTTGATACCAATACAGATCGTGGTATTGCGTTTGATTATAATACTGGAGTAGGCACTGCAAACAATAGAACTGGATTTTTTGGTTACATTGATGGAACTAATGTTGGAAGTTCCGCTACTGCAAGATCATGGACTTATATTCCAGATGCTACTATTACATCACCTGGTAATGTAGCTGGTACTAGAGGTTTCCTTGATATTAGAGGTATCTATTATCAAACAGGTGGATACGACACTCATGGTGTTGTTTACTTTGATCAAAATGGATTACAAACATCAACAAATAATCCAAATGCTCCGACTATTACGTCGAAGCAGATTCTAACCGCAGTTTCTGAAGTTAATTTGACTCTTGGAAGTTCTGTTACAGTTTCTGCTGGTGATATCATTAAGCAAGATACATCAAATGCATATGGTGTTGTAAAAGTTGGCGGAACAGTCTCCACCATTGTCCTAACTGGTGTTGAGGGAAGTTTTACAAACACATATAACTTGAGAAAAGAAGGTGATAATGGTTCTATTCAGAATCTTTCCATAATTCCAACTGCTGTAACTGGTATACATACTAATAAGCCATTCTGGACTTCAACATTAGATGGAGGAACGTTCTAAAATATGAATAAAGAAAGTGAAGTTGATGTTAATGTTTTAGTGCGTTTATATAATCAAAAATTAGCGTTACTAACAAATCAAAATGTTTTATTGGAAGCTAAACTCCAAACTTTAACGGCAGATTTTGCTGAAGAAAAAAATAATCTTCTATCGGCAAATCTTGAAATACAAAATAAATATGATGCATTATTGGAAAGCACCAAAAAAGAAGGTAAGTAAAAATGGCGAAACCATCAACTAGACAAGAACTTATCGATTATTGTCTGAGACGCTTAGGTGCGCCCGTATTAGAAATAAACGTAGACGATGATCAAATTGATGATCTAGTTGATGACGCCATTCAATACTTTAATGAAAGACATTTTGATGGTGTCGAAAGAATGTATCTCAAATATCAGATTACTCAAGCTGATATTGATAGAGGTTCTGCAAGAAATACTTCAGGACCAGGTATTGTTACGACTACAGGTTCTTCATCCATTCCTGGATATGGAACAACAACATTTAATTTTTACGAAACATCAAACTATATTCAAGTTCCAGATTCAGTTATAGGAATTGAAAAAATATTTAAATTTGATACGAGTTCCATTTCTGGTGGAATGTTTAGTATTAAGTATCAGTTATTCTTAAATGACTTATACTATTTTAATTCAGTTGAACTATTACAATATTCAATGGTTAAAAGTTATCTAGAAGATATTGACTTCTTATTAACTACAGATAAACAAGTTCGTTTCAATAAAAGACAGAACAGACTATATTTGGATATTGATTGGGGTGCTCAAAGTGTAGGAAACTATATGGTTATTGATTGTTATAGAGCTCTCGATCCAACTAATTTTTCTAAAATTTATAATGATAGTTTTATCAAAAAATATCTAACCGCATTAATTAAGAGACAGTGGGGTCAAAACTTAATTAAGTTTAGAGGTGTTAAACTTCCTGGAGGTATTGAATTTAATGGTAGAGAATTATATGAGGATGCTGAAAGAGAACTAGAAAATCTGAAACAGGTCATGGCTCTGGAGCATGAGTTACCACCATACGACTTTATTGGATAATGGCACTTAATCCCTTTTTCTTACAAGGAACACCTAGCGAACAGCGTCTACTGCAAGATTTAGTAAATGAGCAGTTGAGGATGTATGGTGTTGAAGTAATTTATATTCCAAGAAAGTTTGTAAAGAGAAAAACTATAATTGAAGAAATACAGTCTTCAAGATTTGATGATAACTTTGCCTTAGAAGCATATGTAAACACATATGATGGATATTCTGGAGCAGGTGATATACTAACAAAATTTGGTATGAGTTTAAGAGATGAGTTACTCATCACAATATCTAAAGAAAGATTCGAAGACTTCATTGCTCCATTTTTAGGTGGTTTAGATGATGGGACTGAAGAATCTGAAATTGAAGTTTCTACTCGCCCAAGAGAAGGAGATTTAATATATTTTCCACTAGGGCAAAGGTTATTTGAAGTTAAATTTGTTGAGCATGAGCAACCTTTCTATCAATTAGGAAAATTATATGTTTATGAACTTAAGTGTGAACTCTTCGAATATGAAGATGAAATCATCGACACTTCTATTGATGAAATTGATACTCAAGTTCAAGAAGAAGGATATATTACAACTTTACAACTAGTTGGTGTTGGTGTAACTGCTACTGCAACAGCATCTGTTGGTACTGGATATATTAGGCAAATTTTCTTGAATAATGATGGTTCTGGATATACTTCAGATCCTATTGTTGCTATTAGCACATCACCAACTGGTAATCCAAATAATAATGCTTCTGCTGTTGCTATCACTACAGTTAGAGCAGGAGTTCGTTCTGTAGAACGAATCTATTTAACAAATGCTGGTGTAGGATATACTGTACCACCTACAATAACAATATATGGTGGAGCAGGTGCAGGAGCAGCGGCAACTTGTTCTGTAGAAACTACATATAATGGTCTTATCAGGTTCATTCTAACAGATGGTGGGGTTGGATATTCAACAACACCAGTAATAACAGTTAGTGCTCCTGGAGTTGCAGGTATTGGTGTAACCGCAGTTGGAATAGCATCTGTTGGTAGAGTTGGTTCCAACGATGTTGTTAGAGCAATATATGTATCAAATCCTGGTATTGGATATACTTCAACACCAACTATTACAATTGCAAATCCAACGCTGATAACAGGAATTGGAACCTACCTGTTTAATGAAGTAATTGAAGGAACTAGGTCAAGAACCAGAGCAAGAGTCAAAGAATGGGATAAAGATACTAAGATTCTTAAAATTTCTTTTGTTGGTATTGGAAGCACCACACAAGGATTCCTACCCGGAGAAACTATTGTTGGAAAAGAGTCTGGTGCAATATATTCTGTTCAAACATTTAATCAAATGGATCTTTATGATAAATATAGTCAAAATGATGAAATTGAAGAAGAGGCAGATCTCATTTTAGATTTTTCAGAATCAAATCCATTTGGTAGTTATTAATGTTAGGAACTTACTATTATCACGAAATAATTAGAAAGACAATCATATCCTTTGGTACTCTTTTTAATCAAATTCATATCAGACATAAGGACGGAGATAATAATAATATCAGCGATATGCGGGTTCCATTAGCATATGGTCCCGTTCAAAAGTTCCTAGCTCGTTTAGAGCAACAGTCTGATTTAAATAAACCAATTCAAATTACATTACCAAGAATGTCTTTTGAAATGGTTTCAATTCAATATGATGCAACAAGAAAAAGTAGCATAACTCAAACATTTAAGGTTTGTGATGGTGCAAACATTAAAAAAGTTTTTATGCCCGTACCATATAATATTGGATTTGAACTTAGTATACTTTGCAAGTTGAATGATGATGCTCTTCAAATAGTTGAGCAGATATTACCATACTTTCAACCAGCATTCAACGTAACTGTTGATCTAGTCGATTCAATTGGCGAAAAAAGAGATATTCCAATTACACTAGATAGTATTAATTTCCAAGATGATTATGAAGGAGATTTTTCTACACGAAGAGCACTAATTTATACATTACAGTTTACAGCAAAAACTTATCTGTTTGGTCCAATCGCAGATAGTTCTGAGGGTCTTATTAAGAAAGTTCAAGTTGATCTTTATAGTGATACCAATACGAGAACCGCTAGACGTGAAATGCGTTATGTCGCAACTCCACAAGCGAAAAAAGACTATAATAATGATAATTCAGCATACTTAATCTCAGATGTAAATAATTCATCTCTCGTTTTACAGGTAAATAGTACAATACCATTTACTACCAATGATAGAATAATTATTGGTAATGAAATTATGCTAGTTACCGGTATTGTCGATGCTGATACATTAAATGTTCAAAGAGGATATAATGATACATCGGCATCTTCACATCTTCAAAGTGCATCTATCAATAGACTTACTGTGGAAGATGATGCTTTAGTCGAAGCAGATGATGACTTTGGATTTAATGAAAACTGGACCTATCTAGGAGACGCCAAAGAGTTTAGCCCAACAAGACAAGTAGACATTTGATGAATAAATTATGCCAAATTACGATGAGATTGATAAAGCTTTGAATATCGAAAGTAGCATTGTAGAAGTAGAAGACACTAAGCCTGAAATAATACCATCTTTGAATGAAAAGCAAGATGATATTAAAAAAGACTACGAATATACTCGTGCAAACTTGTACTCTCTTATAGAAAAGGGACAAGAAGCGATCAATGGTATTATGGAACTTGCTGGAGAGAGTGATAGTCCAAGAGCATATGAAGTTGCGGGACAATTAATTAAAAGTGTTGGCGATGTAACAGATAAATTAATTGACTTACAAAAGAAATTAAAAGATGTAGAAGAAGACACAGTAAAAACCACAAATAATGTCACGAACAATGCAGTATTTGTTGGTTCAACATCTGAGTTGTCAAAATTACTCAAACAAGGTTTTCTAAATAATAAAGAGTAAACATATAGTTTAATGAGTTGGTCTAAAGAATATAAAAAATCAGTAGACTGTGATAACCCACAAGGTTTTTCACAAAAGGCTCATTGTGCTGCTCGTAAAAAAAGAGCAAAGGGTGAAGAGACTCAATCAAAGTCACCATTTACTGAGTCAAAAGAAGTAACGACATATCCTAAGTTTTCGCATAAAACAAAGCATCTTCCGAAATCTCAACATCAACTTGATCCTAATCTTGATATAAAACAATTAGTTCATCATGCAGTTCATCAATATGTTGATAGAGATGCTGATGGTGATATAGATGTGTATGATAAAC